CTTGTCCTTGGTGCGGGTGTTCTTCTTGTCACCCTTGCCCTTCTCGTCACCTTTGGTGGTATCGCCCGCCTCGCCGTTCTTTTCCAAGCCATAAATGCGCACGGCGTTGTTCACCGCGAGCGAGAAGGCTTGTCCAGGGGTCAGGTCGTCTCGGGTCTGTAGGTAGCCCCGGAACATGGATTGAACGTCGTCAATGACGTCCTCAGAGAAGTCGTCGGTGTCCTTGTTGAGCACGTCGTACTCGCCTTCGTACTGGGCAACTAGGCCATCAAGTTCCCTTTTGACTTCGCGCTCAGTGACCGTGTTGTCAGCCTTGACAGTCTGCTTGGACTCCCAAACGGCTTCCTTGGCCGCGTCGATCGACTTGCGGACTGCAAGCGCTTCCTTGGACTTACCGTCCAGGAGCAGGTCCATGTACTCGATCTCAGCTGCGTCGAAGTCGAAGTCTTCGCCCTTGTCACCAGCGGCCTTCTCGGCCTTGAGCGTGGCTAGCTCGTCTTCGGCTTTCTTTCGGCGAGCGTTAACTTCGTCGAAACGATCCTTGGGAATACGATTGTCGGGCTTCTTCTTGTCGCTCTTGGCGTCGTCTTCATCCTTGTCGTCGTCATCGGAGTCATCGTCACCATCGGCATCTGAATCATCTTCAGCATCGGAGTCCTTATCGTCTCCATCATCGTCTGAATCATCATCTCCTTTTGCACCGTCGTCATCGTCGCTATCATCGGAGTCGCCATCGTCGTCGTCCTTGTCGTCGTCGTCGGAATCGTCGTCGTCCTTGGGCGGCTCGAGCGAGTCACCGCGGTCTGCTTTGGACGCATCGAAGCCGTCGAGGTCGTCGTCGAGTTCCCCGCCGAATGCTTCAATTTGATCTTGTTGGAGGCCTGTCTCACCCGAAAGGGCATCGTCCAGGTTCTTTTCGCCAGCGTCGCCGGTATCGCCATCTTTGGCCATGGTAGGTACTCCTAGTTGTCGTTTAACGCCCTTCCGGGGCGAGTTATCGATCCGCTTAAGGGGCGGACGAACCCTTTGGTCCAGACTTCTGCGCGGCCTTACCGGCCGGGCTTGCGGCGCCTGCCGCGATCTTCTTCATGTCAGCGTCGTGCTTGAGGGCCGAAGCTGTTCGGCTTCCCATGCTCTCAACCTGAGCAACGAAGCGGTTAGTATCCTGGTTTCCGCGAGCAATTTCAAGTCTCGTCTGCAATTCAACGATCTTCTCTTGGAGCGCCTTGTCCTGGCCTTCCATCTGCACGCGCATCTCAGCACCGCGCAACTGCATGTCGATCATCGGCTGCTTCAGTGTTACATCGGCTTCGGCGATGGCCTTCTGAGCCAGAGCCTCGTCCTTCAACGCCTTCGCGATCAAGCCGCGAACGGTAGCCTGCTGGCCCTGGAGTTCAAGCTGCTGCTGCATCAGCTGCATCTCAAGCTCTTCCTCAGTCGGCTCAGCCATGCCCTGCATCTTCTTCACAAGCTCGGAGATCTCGTTGCGGTTCGGCAGGCGAGAGTTCTCGATCAATACGAAGTCAGGGATAGCCACGCCGGCCTCGCGCATCTGCAGCACTTGGCTAAAGATGGTGTCGGCCATGGTCTCCTGGTGCGGCACCGACGACACGATTACGGAGTACTCTCCGAGCGTCAGGTCGTTGATGATGCGGGATTCTGTTGTCTCTTCCGTCTCCGGGTCGAACGTCTCTTCGATCTGGTTGACGTTGAATTCTACTGCCTGCTCGCGGCCGTCGATATCCAACTCAGTCACTTGGATCAGGCGCGTCTCAGTGTAGTACTCCTGAATCAGTTCGAGCATGAAGTCGGCGCGGTACTGGCGGGTCTTCTCGAGATTATCGAACACAACCTCAAGCTGCGTGGTCGCCGCGGCGTTCTGGCTCTGTACTGTGACGCCAGACACTTCGCGACTGGACTGCCCGAAGAACGTCTCCGGAAGCCCGGATACCTGGCGGAAGTAAACTTGGGCCTTGGCCGAAATGTTACTCAGTCCACTAGGTACTTGGTTCGGCTGAATCTTCTCTGGAGCCGTGCTTCCCTTCGCGAACTCCAGAATGAGGCCGGTCTTGGCGCCTACGCGCTCAAGGTCGTCAGCGTCCATGTTGACGAGCGATCCGGACTCGAAGATCCACCCGCTGTTGGCGGTCGTGTTCACCACGTGGAGTTCCTGCGAACTGATCTTGTTCAGCATGTCCTGCGGTGAGATAAGGTCGCGCACGAGGCCGGTCGGCTTACCGCGGCGGAAGTACGGGAAGAACGGAACGATCGTGAAGCGCTTGTACATGCTCCACTCGTCTTCCAAAAGGATGTCGTCGGCTGAGACCGTCCAGCGCACGCGCAGCTGCGGCTTCTCGATAACGTCGAGGCCGAACTTGATAGCGTGTTGGGCGATCTGCTCGTCGTTCCAGGTGTCGCTGGCGGGACGCATGTCGCCCTCTTCCGGATCCACAAAGAACGTGCGGCGGGCCAGCTTCTTGTGCTGGCGTTCAATGACACGCACTCTCGCTACACTGAGCGCGTCCTCGTGAGTGTCAGGGACGAAGCCGAACGGTAGGCTCTCGTCTCCAAAGGTCTGCGTCGGGATATCGAACTGGACCGAGTCATTCCCAAAGCGGGTGCTGATGTGACGGTTTCGCAAATGATCGGCTTTCTCACGGCCATATAGCGCTTCGATTTCGTCAGGGGTCAGCCAGCGTGTAGTGGTCACCTCCTTCCAAGTACTGGGGTCATACTCTTTCGCCCCAGGATCCAAAAGCACGTCGCGGGGATCACGCGCTACTTCGCGGATCTCACCGAAGATGTTGTCTGAGAAGTCGAGACGGATATCGAAGTAGCCACGGTCCTCGACCATGCCATCCTCGAGAACGGTCGTCTCAACCCATCGGGATTTGTTGTTGTACTGAATCTGTTTGATTACGAATGACAGCGCCATGGCAACTTCGGTCGACGAACCCTTGCCGCGCGGCTGGAATGAAATCTCCTGCTGGCTCTTGATGTACTCGCCCTTGATCCCGTTGATCGTTGACTTAATCTGGTTGATCGTCAGGTGGGGGCGGTTCTGTGAGTCCAGGTCGTCGGCGACGTCCTTCTCCCATTGGTCGCCGGAATAGTACGCGTCGCACTTGCGCGCGATCTTTACCCAGTCCGCGTGCCCCGCGTCGCGCGAGCGAGCGTAGGCATCGTAGTTCTCACGCGCAATGCGTGTCTCTCTTTCAGACTTGGGTAGTTTGTCAGGATCGACCGGGTTGGGCTTCGTGCTGCCAAAGCGGCGGCGGTCCTCTGCTTCCAGTCGTGCAATAAATACGTCGGCCATTAGGCACCCTCGATGTTAAACATTTCGTTGTTTTGGACGAGTGCATTGGATTACACGGATTGCACGAGTTTCACACAGCGCCCTCCGCGGCAGCACTGTACTCTCCGGGCAGAGTATCATCTATGCACCCATGTGTCCACGATTAACTCGAGCCCCGCTCACGTGGGCGCCGAGCTTGTCCTTCCAACTCTTCACCTTGCGCTTGAGGCGGCTTCGGCCGCGGTACATAGTCTCTTGCAGCATCTGCGCGAGCCACGCTCCTGCGTCAACGTAATCGTCATTGATCCCGGCGTCGAAGCGCAGATACTCATTCATGAACTGATCAAGCCACAGGGCGTCGGCGGGGAGGAGAACCTTGCCCTGCTTCATTCTTCCCTGTATTGGCCGTGCGCGCAATCGCTTGTCGCGCCCGCCGATGTGCAGGTCTTCAACCGTCAGGCCGTACGAGCGGTCCTTCTTAATCCGGCGGTTGATCATGGGGCCAATGGCGATGGCTACCTTCTCGCGCTCGATTCCGAAGCGCAGGGGCTTCCACACCCGCTGGATGTCCATGATCTCTTCCACGATCTCGTCCGCGTCCCAGCGCCCGCGGCGCGCATCCAGGATCCACAGGTTGTCGTTCTCGTCCAGGCCGGCGATCAGGAACACGGTGAAGTCGGCGTCCTCGCGCTGCGAGATAGCCAAGTCGCCAGCGCAGTAGATGTCGAGTGTTTCGAGTTTCGGCCGGTCCTTGGTGTGATACGTGCGCATCATGTCCTGAGTGAAGAACTGGCCTTCCTCGGCAACAGGGTTCTGCTGATAGAGTGCGCTCCAGTGGCGCGGGATCATCGTGCGCTTGGTCTTCTTCAGCATTTCCAGTGTGAAGCGTTCCGGGTGCAGGGCTTCGCCGGCCTTGCGGTATTTCTCGTCGTGCGTGGCGATGGCCGGGTAACTGATCACTTCCCACTTGTCAGCGTCTTCCGGCCAGTGGCCTCCGTCAGCCTCTTCCTTGATAGCTTCTTGCATCTCGTGCAGCAACCAACCTGACAGGTCGTCGTCGTGCCATCTGGTCTGAACAATCAGGATGCCGCCGCCGGGCGCCAGTCGAGTATAGAAGGTCGATGAGTACCAATTCTTGATCGAGTTCCGGATCGTCTCAGAGTCCGCCTCCTCAGCGTTCTTGATCGGGTCATCGATTAGGCCGATGTGCGCGCCACGGCCGGTAAGCGGGCCTCCCACGCCGGCAGCCAGCAACCCGCCGCCGGTCAGTTTCTCATCCTGAGCCAGCTGCCAGCGTGCGACGCCCTCGTGGCGCTTGGGGATAGTCACGCCCGGGAACAACAGCTTGTACTCCTCGTCGCGGATCATCGCCTGAATCTTTTTCGAGAAGTCGACCTGTAGCGTCTCGGCGTACGACGTGGAGATAAACTCCAGGTGTGGATACTTGCCGAGCGCCCACGCAGGGAAGTTCTGCGAAACGGTAATAGACTTTCCGTGCCGCGGTGGCACGAAGAGCATCTTGCGAGGCGACTTCTGATCGATGACGTCTTGCAAGAAACTCTCTAACTGCAAACAGAGATCCTTGTGGAACCACGCGGCCTGGTAGGTCGGCATGAATCGGTGAGTGAACGGCAGCAAGTGCCGGCGCGCAAGCTCGCGTCTCGCCAACTCACGTTGCGCCTTCTGCTGGTTGGTCATGTTGCGCGTAGCGGCTGCCTTACGGTCGCCCTCACGCTTACGCTCTTTCGCCGCGTCCCGGTCGGCCTGGGTCTCGGCCTTCTTCTTCTCACGCCTCTTTTTGCGGTTGTGCTTGATCGCGTGCTTGATCTGCCGCTTACGCGCGGCCTCAGCCTTCGGATCGTCCAGTGGCTTACCGTATTCCTTGCGGGGCTTCTTAGTTTCCATCAGTCTCAACCAAGCTGTACTCACCCTCGAGAATCTCGGGCACCTTGTCGTCGTCGAGCTTCGCCAGCTTCAACAGGTCCGCGTCTGTCAACCGCTGCACCTGCTCGTGCGTTACCTTGCCTGTGATCTGCTGTCGGATCTCTTTCACTTCCGGAGCAGCGATGCCGTGCAGCTTGATCATTTCCCGAATAGCCAGCACCTGCTCAGTGGCCGTCGCCGCGTTGCGGTGAGCCTCCATCAGCATGTCGTGCGCTTCCTTGCGATCGAACAGCACCGTCTCTGAGAACACGGCCAGGCCTGCCTTAATGGCTTCCTTGACTGCCGGGTCGCCGTCCAGCCTCATGAAATTCTTGCGCGGGTTCGCGCAGCCGGCGGCGGTAGCCGCGGCCGTCTTGTTCAGCCCTTTCAGGATGCCCTGGACATAGAGCCGCTGCATGGGCGTTAGCGGCACCATGAAGTTAGCGAGGCGTGTACTAGCCTTTGTCATTCTTCTCTTTCTCCACAGCGGCGGCGTGCAGCGCATCGACATAGTCGAGCAACAGCCGTGTCATGTGCAGAGCCTCTGGCCCCTGAATGACAAGCAAATAGTTCGGCGACACGTTGACGACGTGTACGCCAGTTGTGCCCTCGCGCGGCGGGGCGACGGTCTCGAACAGTTCAGATACGGTAGTGTTGTCTGCCGTCCGGGTTGAATCTTTGTCGGTGGTTGCCATTTGCTGGCCCTCGTTGTTGTTGTTCTAGTCGGTTGTATAGGTTGTTAATCTCCAAGTCAGCCTCGATCACCCGCAGCAGCATCATATTCGTTTGCAGCTGGTGGGCAATCACAGTGAGCAACAGGACTACTGTCGCCCACTGCAAGAGCCGAACAAAGAAATGAAAGTCCATCAGTTCTCACGCATACCGAACCAGGTAGGGCAGTCGACTGTTGGGTTCAGCGTGTAGGGCGGCTTCACACCGACACACTCCACGTTGAAGTAGTAGATGGCGCCCTCGTGCAGCACGGTGATCGATTGCTCGGTCGACTCGCGGTGCATCATCAGGTCCATCGCTTTTAGACACATCTCGCCTACAGTATTCTTGTCGTCACATACTTCGCGCTGTCCTAGCGCAGGCGCCATATCACTGTTGACTCTCGTTCGTGTCATAGGTCCCTCCGTTCAATTTCTTATCTGACACGTCGGCCA